ATTATAGGTGTAGCTGGCGCTGTATTATCACCGATTATTCCAAGTATTTTAGCATTAGCAGGGGCATTTACGCTTATAGGTGTCGGGGTTGCTGCGACAGGAGCAGGTTTATTAGCTGCTGGACTTGGACTACAGGCACTTGCTATTGGACTTACTGCAATAGCAGCAGCTGGAACAGCAGGAGCGACAGCACTTGTAGCAGCATTAGCAGTCATTATTACAGGCGTGGCAGATTTGATTCCGGCAGTATTAGTCAAATTGGCAGAGGGAATTGCTCAGTTCTGCGTTGCATTAGCAGGAGCAGCACCACAAATTTTAGAGTCGTTGGTCGTTATTATTACTGCTTGTCTGGCGGCGATATCAAATGTGGTACCACAACTAGTCGAAGTTCTCGTAACATTGTTGGTTACAACTCTTCAAACTTTGGCTGAGCATACGCCAGAAATTGTACAGGCTGTGTTCGATATTCTGATTGCATGTCTACAGGGAATTGCAAATAACATCGGAATGGTGGTTCAAACTGCTATCGATATTGTACTTAATTTCATCGATGGAATCGCTCAAAAATTACCAGATGTGATTCAGTCTGGTGTTAATTTGCTCTTGAGTTTCATCGAAGGCATTATTAGTGCTATCGATAATAACTCCGAGCGATTAGCAAATGATATACGAAATTTGTTTAAAGCATTAATTCGCGCAGCGGTTCTTGTACTTACTGGTGGAGTTGTTGATATCAAAGAAGTTGGTTCCAAGATAATGAATTCTGGACTTATCAGTGGTATCAAGGAGAAATTATCAAATCTTAAGGAAACTGTACGTGATTTGATATCAAATGCCAAGCAGGTCATTCAAGATAAAATAAATGACTTCAAAGATGTGGGAAAGCATATTATAGGTGGACTTATCAGTGGTATTACAGATAAAGCCTCTGATTTGGCTAATTCAGCGATTAATGCGGCTAAGAGTGCTGTGAATGGTGTAAAGAATTTTCTTGGCATTCATTCACCATCAAGAGTATTTGCTGAAATTGGTAGATATACTGATGAGGGATTTATTAATGGTGTGAAGGCTTATGCTGGAAAAGTATCTGACGCTACGGTTGATATGGGAAAAGGTGCTGTTGGCGCAATGTCCGATACACTTTCAACTATTGCAGATTTGGTTAGTTCCGATATAGACACAGAACCTACTATAAGACCGGTAATGGATCTGTCAAATATTCAAAATGGTGCTAATCAGTTGTTTAGTATGATGAAGAGTGTTGACGGGTATTCGTTATCTGGTTCATTAGAAATTGCCAATAGAACCGGTAATCGTATTAATGAAGTAAGAAGCAAAGCAACTGATAATTCCAGTGTGTTAGATAAGATTTCAGATGCTGTTGGAAACTTCAACGGCGGAAATTCATTCGAAAATACATTTAATATCACGGGAAGTAATCCTAAAGAGATTGCAGAAGAAGTATCAAACATTATTCAGAGACAAGTTGAAAGGAGGGATGCTTCATGGGCGTAATTATTTACAATGGTATTTCATCGGAAGAATTCGCTATCCAAGTGGAGCATCCGCCTGGATATGAAACTCCGGAAAAGGACTATGAAGTTACACATATTCCTGGAAGAAACGGGGATATTTATGTCGATAAAGGGTCGTATAAAAATGCATCAAGAAGTTATGACATAGCTATTGGTGCTGAAAATAAGGATTTTACAATGATGGCAAATTTTATTTCGGAGTGGCTTAACTCTGCGTCTGGATATGCTAAGTTGGAAGATTCATATGAGCCGGAATATTATCGACTTGCTGCTTATAAGAGTGGCGGAACAATTGAAAACATATTACAGCACGCTGGGCGTATTACAGTTGCATTTGATTGTAAACCTCAGCGTTTTCTTAAATCTGGAGATATTCCAGTAATTGTTAGAGCAACGAGCAAATTAAGAAATCCCACAGGATTCAAATCGCTTCCTATTATAAAAGTGAACGGTTCTGGAAAGGGTAATCTGAGAATTGGTGACTATGTTATCACTATTTCGAACATTAGCTCGTATCTGACAATCGATAGTGAATTACAGGATGCTTATAAAGGTACTACAAATTGCAATTCACTTGTAACGTTGAGCAACGGATTTCCGAAGCTTATAAAAGGCGAAAACGAAATTTCTTTTTCTGGTGGAATAACAAGTGTGGAGGTGATACCTAAATGGTGGACACTATGATTACTCTTCATGAGTCTACAGAAACATCATTCACAACGAATGGATTAGGCACATTAAGTGACGCCATTACTTGCGAAGTTACTGAAGAAAGAAATGGAGAGTTCGAACTTGAAATTGAATATCCGGTTACAGGTATCAGATATAAGGAATTACAGCTTAGGAGTATCATTATGGCAAAGCCAAATCCTTATTCTGACCCACAACCATTCCGAATCTATGCAATCACAAAGCCAATCAATGGAATTGTTACAATAAATGCAGAACATATAAGTTACGATATGTCTGGATACCCAGTATCAGCATTTGCAGCCGACACAGTTCAAAATGCATTTATTAATATTAAATCCGCATCAGCGGTTGATTGTCCTTTTTCATTTTCAACAGATAAAACTACAACTGCAAATATGACAGTTCTCAAACCATCGAGTATGCGTTCACTTCTTGGAGGCGTTGACGGTTCAATCCTTGATGTGTATGGAGGAGAGTATGAATTCGATAAGTTCAACGTAAAGCTTTGGAATAAAAGAGGCGCGGATAGAGGTGTTAGCATTAGATATGGTAAGAATCTTACTGATTTGAAGCAGGAAGAGAATTGCAGTTCTGTCTATACAGGTGTTTATCCATTCTGGTATTCGGAGCAGGAAGGTCTTGTGCAGCTGGATGAGAAGATTGTAAAAGCCTCTGGCACATATAATTTTACAAGGATTTATCCATTGGATTTATCGCAGGAATGGCAGGAAAAACCAAATCAAGAGCAGCTCAGAGCAAGAGCTAATTCTTATATGAAAGCAAACAACATAGGAGTACCAGCTGTATCATTGACTGTATCATTTGTACAATTGTCACAATCTACGGAGTATGCTAAATATGCGCTTTTGGAGGATGTACATCTTTGCGACACTGTAAGCGTTGAGTTCCCGGAGTTAAATGTTAGCGCCACGGCAAAGTGCATAAAAACTATATATGATGCCATAAGTAATAAGTACGTGTCGATTGAACTTGGAGAATCAAGGACAAATCTTGCATCGACGATTTCTGACCAAAAGCAGGCAATCTCTGATACCATTACTAAAACATTTATGCAACAGGCTATTGAGAATGCTACGCAATTGATTAGTGGAGGTCTTGGCGGTTATGTGATTATGCACAGCAGCACCGGTGGAAAATATCCTGATGAAATTCTTATTATGGATACAGATGATATTGCTACTGCGAAGAAGGTATGGCGTTGGAATAAAGGTGGATTGGGATATTCTTCAACAGGATATAATGGTCCATTCGCTTTAGCTATGACGCAAGATGGTCAAATTGTAGCGGATTTTGTTAAAACCGGAACGATGAGTGCAAATCGTATTAATGGTGGTACTTTAATTCTTGGTGGAAAGAACAACTCAAATGGTACGGCACTTATAAAAGATTCATATGGAAAAGTTCTTATTCGACTTGATAGGGACGGAATAACATTGTCAGAAGATGTTCAGATTTCTTATGAAAATATTTCAGACGCTCCGTCTATTCCAACTAAAGTATCAGAACTTACGAATGATAGTAAATATACAACTATGCCGGATGTTGAAAAGAAAGGGTATCAGACAAAGGCTAATGTGACCAAAATCACTAAGGATACAGTTACAACAACATATGTAAATGCTTTGGATATAACTGCTAAACAGGTTAATTGTAAATCTGGTAGTAAAGAAGCCAATATTAATGCTGGGGTATCTCATTATAAATATTCCAATGAGTACATAGGAGAAATAGGTACAAATAGTTGGACAGGCAATGACAATCGTAGAGGATTGGTATTTGACCTTGATGAAAATGGCGATTACATGACATGGGCGGCACAGCCTAAGAGTGGTCAGAGTTACCTTGTTAAGCTTTTATATGAGCGAAACGGTTATACCTCAAACACTGTGACATACAATGCAGATACCATAAACTTGGGGTGTGATGTTGATATGCATTACTACAAACTTAAGAATGTATCTTGGGAAAATGGTAGTGGAATAACAGGAACAATGAGATTTGTTCAAGTAGGTGGAATGAATAGCGATGGAACCGCTTCAAATTGGAGTAATAACGCATATTTACAATTTGAGAGAGGTGTTTTAGTAAAAGCGGGTTGGTACGATTATTAGGAGGTTTTATGGAAGAAAATGCCACAGAAGTAAAAGATAAGGACCTCGTATTAATCGAGGCGAGCAATGAAGTATCTAAACCGGATGAAGGTGAAGATGTTGCACAAGATAATTCCGAACAGGAACAACTTCGTTCTGATGTAGAATTTTTATCAATGATGACTGGCGTTGATTTAGGGGGTGATTAAAAATGGGTGTATATACACCAGACTCAAACAGAGTTGTGCATTATACGTATGCAGACATGACAGCTCGTCAGATTGTACGTCCGGTTCATCTTGTGCAGTATGATCAGGGATTGCCGATTATTGCGGTAAAATTATATAATGACGGACTTGAATATACGATACCTACTGGCGCAACAGTTAATATAAGATGTGGTAAGGTTGACGGTAATTTTGTATATAATCCTGCATTAGGGTGGGATTCTGCTATGCATACGGTTTACTTTGAAGTTACAAAGCAAATGACCGCACTGGCAGGAGAAATAAATCCTATTGTAGAGATTGAGTTAAATAACAAGATTGTATCCAGTGGGTCTATTGCCGTGCAGATTGATTTCAACCCTGTACAGGAACAGAGCATAAGGTCAACAACGGAATACCTCACTGCTAAGCAATATGCAGAACAGGCAGTTGATGCAGCAGCAAAAGCAGCAAGCTCTGCTAGCCAGGCATCTGGATATGCTAGCACAGCAAATTCAAGAGCAAACGCCGCGGCATCATCAGCTTCAGGTGCGGCTAACTCTGCAAGTGCAGCTAGTACGAGTGCGGCGAATGCAAAAATCTATGCTGATTCAGCTGCTTCATCGAAGAATGCATCGGCATCATCAGCTTCTAATGCATCGGCATCAGCAACAAATGCCAAAAAGTCTGAAACAGCGGCAGCAAACTCAGCATCTTTAGCGCAGGCAGCATATGAAGAAATTCTTGGAGCAGATGTCGGCAAATTTGGTTCACAGCTTGCTAATGAACATTCTGTATTACAACCAATTTATGACTCATCTGGACAGAATATATGCGATTCAAGCGGAAGAGAAATACAGGGACGTATAATATTTGCTGATGAGAGCGAAGTTGTATCATTACGACAGCAGGTATCTCATTTAGATACTTTTATAAGAAGTGTTATCAGTAGATTAGGATATGTGACAGATCATGCACTGTTAGACAGTGACTATAAAGGGCTTTAGAGAAATCTGAGGCTCTTTTTTATTTTAAGGAGGATTAAAGAAAATGCCTAAAGTAACAGATTATTCCGCAGCAACCAGATTTGATAGTGGAGATGTGATTATTAAAGATGGTACTGGCGGAACAAAGAAAATGACAGCTGCAAATGCAGCAGTAGAGTTTGCCGGGCTTGTATCAGCGATTAATCATCGCAATGTATATAGAGGAAAGAACCTCGGCTCATCAGTTACAGCAGCCCAGGAGGCAACTATTCAAAATGGAACTTTTGACGACCTGTTTATCGGAGATTATTGGGTAATTGGCGGTGTGACTTGGGTTATTGCAGATATGGATTACTTCCTTAGATGCGGTGATACAGATTTCACAAAGCATCATCTTGTTATTGTTCCGGCGTCATCACTTTACAATGGTAAGATGAATGCGACTAATACAACAGAGGGCGGATATGTAGGCTCTGTAATGTATAAAACAGGGTTGGATAATGCGAAAGCAAAATTTAAAGCAGCATTTGGAAGTATGCTTCTTACACATAGAACTTATCTCGTAAATGCAGTTGCAAATGGAAAGCCGTCCGGAGGAGCATGGTTCGATGAGACAGTAGCTCTTATGAATGAGGTTATGGTATATGGAACACATTTCTTCGAACCTGCAAATGATGGAACCACAATTCCTACAAAATATAGCGTATGCAATTCGCAGTTAGCATTAATGCAACTCAATCCGAAAATGATTAAGACAAGAGAAACATATTGGCTACAGAACGTCGTTTCTTCGGCTAATTTCGCTGATGTGGGCAGCTATGGCGATGCGGGCTGCAACGGCGCTTCGGCCTCTCGTGGGGTTCGTCCGTATGGAATCATTGGTTAAGTAAAAATCTCCGCCCCTTGTGGGCGGGGTAATCTTATAGGAAAGGATAAGTATATGGAAGATTTAATTTATACTATGGTGCTGTCTGATGGCACTATCATTGAAAATCTTAGAAAAAATGGTGATAACTATATTTCAGCATCTAAGCTTACAGCGGATATGTTTGAAGGAAAATTGTCAGAAGTAACAGTAAAAACTTCTGAAAATGAAATGGTTATGGAAAATATGGATCTTGTCCAGATTACTGAGATGGATGGTGAATACTGGTTTGTATTACGTCAGTTCTCAGCTACGGAACTGGCTATGGCTAAAATGTCTTCTAATATTGACTTCTTAGCTATGATGCAGGATGTAGAACTGTAAATTAGAAAGAGAGGAATAACAATATGGAACATAGTAAAAACTTTAAAAAGGTTAAAGACTATTATGATGATAAGCTCTGGGATGAGCGTAGAGTACGCTTAGCAGTTGGTCGCTGGATTACCGCAGAAGAGTATAAGGAAATTACAGAGAAAAATTACGAATAATGAGTGTTTTAGTTAGTGATCGTACAGAATCAAAATTTGAGGCTATCACATATTCAATTGAATTACATGATATGTTGATAGATTTTATGCAACATGGATTTGGTGTTAAAAGCGTAGACGATTATGTAAGACTTCGTTATGCATACGGAAAAGATGATAGAGAGAACTTTTCCAAGTATCGGTTTATGATGCAAAATTTTAAAAACAGAGTAGATCAACTGGCAGCACTAATTACGAGTAATGTCCGGGCAGCCAACACGATTTATCCAACGAATCTTCACGAGTGTGAAAAGAGAAGAGATTATCAAAACACTGCTATAGTCAATTGCGAGCAGCTTCTTAAGGAACTGCAACGGATTGCAGAGATATTTGAAGTAGACTTGAATCTCTACAGTCCATATGTTAAAGCTATCGACCGAGAAATCGGATTGATAAAGAAGTGGCGTCAGCGTGACAAGAAGATGGAATCATATTTCAGACGTAAGGGTGATGTCTAATTATGCGTCGTTTCTTCGGCTAATTTCGCTAATGTGAACAACAATGGCAATACGAACTACAACAACGCTTCGAACTCTAATGGGGTTCGTCCGGATTCTTCACTTAACCAATGAAGAAGGAGATATCATACCATTCCTTATAAACAGGATAAATAGCAAAGCCTGAAACAATTTACTACGGTAAGTATTGTTATAACGGTGAATAGTATATGAATTATGAGGAAATTGTATGCGATGCCAATAATTTGTATCGGGCTTATAAGACCTCTGTGAAAAGTAGCAAATGGAAAGAAACCACACAGAAGTTTATGATGAACTTTCTGCGTTATATTTTTGAAATCCAGGATGACATTATCAACAGGACTCTCAAAAATGGTCTTACACAAGAGTTTACTTTACACGAGAGAGGTCGAGTAAGACCGATTACAAGTATACAAATCCGTGATAGAATTGTTCGCCATGTTTTATGTGATGATATTCTTTTACCAGAAGTTAAAAAGCACATAATATATGATAATTGTGCATCAATTAAAGGGAGAGGTATATCTCAGCAGAGAAAGCGATTTGAAATACATTTGCACAAGTATTATAAATTGCATGGAAATGACGGATGGATTTTATTTGGAGACTTCTCAAAATTTTATGACAATATAATTCACGAGATTGCAAAACAAGAACTTCTTAAACTATTTGACGATGATGAATTTATTGACTGGCTTTTGACACTTATATTTGATGGCTTCAAAGTCGATGTGTCGTATATGTCTGATGAGGAATATGAAAATTGCTATTTGGATTTGTTTAATAAGCTCGAATATCGAGATATACCATCTGAAAAATTGACTGGTGAGAAATGGATGGCTAAATCTGTAAATATTGGAGACCAGCTATCGCAGGTAATTGGAATATATTATCCTCATAGGATTGACACATATGTGAAATATGTCAGACAACAGAAATTTTACGGACGATATATGGATGATTGGTATATCATGCATCATAGAAATTGCGAAGGAATATGGAATTCATATCAATAGAAAGAAAACTCATATTGTTAAAATTTCAAGTACATATAAATTTCTTCAAATAAAATATACATTAACAAAAGATGGAAAGGTGATTAAGAGAATTAATCCTAAAAGAGTTACTACAATGCGTAGAAAACTCAAGAAACTTTCACTAAAAGTAATAAATGGCGAAATAGAATACGAGAGTATTGAGAATATGTTTCGCGGTTGGATGGGAGCACACTATAAACTTCTATCAAAGCAACAAAGAAAAAATCTAATACAGCTGTATGAAGAATTATTTAATAAGAAGATTTCGGTAATTAGTAGAAAACTTATCGTGTCTGATGCATCTTCATTAGCCGCATAAAAAGGAGGAATTATGGAACCTTGGTTTCAAATCATAATTACAATTTTTAGTTCGGTACTTGCGTCTTCTGGATTATGGGCGTATTTATCAAAACGAACAGAAAACAAAGATGTAAAGACGGAGATGCTTATTGGATTAGCACACGATAGGATTATGTATCTCGGTATGTCATACATCGAGAGAGGTTATATTACCCAGGATGAATATGAGAATTTGAAAGTATATCTTTTTGAACCATATGAAAAATTGGGAGGTAATGGCTCTGCTAAAAGAATTATGCAGGAAGTCGACAAACTGCCAATACATAAATTTATTCAAAATAAGGAGGATGAACACGATGAACATGATGAACATGATGAAACTTAATGACAAGACTTACGACACACTGAAATGGATTGCAATGTATTTGCTTCCAGCGGCTGGTACTTTATATTTTGCTCTTGCAGGTATTTGGGGACTCCCATATGGTGAGCAGGTTGTTGGTACGATTACAGCTGTTGACACATTCCTTGGAGTTATTCTTGGAATTAGTACAGCACAGTATAACAAAGCAAACAAAGCAGAGTAAATATCAGTATTTGTTAAGGGGGGCGTGCTAATAGCATTCCCTCTTAATTTTTCCGTACGTAGGTTACTGGTAAAAAGATTATGATTACCTCAAGACTGGAGGTGATTGCATGAAAGATAAACTTTTATTATCTATAAAGGAGACATCGGATTTATTTGGTATAGGTCAGCACAGATTAAGAGATATAATCCGTGAAGATTATGATTGTAAATATCATCTAATGGTTGGTCGTGTTATAAAGATAAAAAGACAATCATTTGAAGAATTTATAAGCAAAGTAGAGCAGATATAAAATGTCGACAAGGTGCCCTGAATGTGATATTATTATTTAGTATTCATTCGAGGCACTTTTTAATGGAGGGCTGAGAATATGGCAAATAAAACTACATCTGAAAAGAACAAACCGACAAGAAAAACGTTGAGGGCGGATGAATACTATAACCCCAAAACGAAAAGGTATGAGTATCATTATAAAGATGCTCTTGGAAAGGAAAGAGTGGTAAGTTCCTATAAACTCGAACCTACGGACCAATTACCAAAAGGTAAACGTTCAGGTAAAAGTTTACGTGAAAAGGAAGCAGAATTAAAAGTACAGTTAGAAAATAATATCGACATAGATGGGGCTAAACTGACATTACTAGAAGTAATAGATAGATATCTTAATCATTTATATAATAGGAAAGAACTGGCTCATAATACTAAGGCTGGATATAACACAACAATAAAAACGTTAGCACAGTACAAACTTGGTCACATGGAAATAGGTAAAATCAAGCCAGAGCATTGTGAAGAATGGCTTTCAGATATGAAGAAAAAGCATCGAGGTTCAAGTATTCAGACTCAAATTAGTCTTATAAAAAGATCATTTGAATATGCAATTGATTATGATTACATAGCAAAAAATCCGTTCAGACGTATTACTACCGATAGAAGCGATAGCAAGAAAATGGAAGCAATATCAATTCCGGATATGCATAGATTCCTTGAATTTTGTTCAAAGGATGCTCATAGTGCTCATTGTTATGATATGATATATGTGCTGTTTTGGACTGGTTTAAGGGCATCTGAATTATGTGGTCTAACACTTGATAATATAGATATGGAAAACCATTTAATTCGAGTGGAAAAGCAACTACAATGTATCAATCATACGCATGTTGTCTTACCGACGAAAACCATAAACGGAACAAGGTACATTCCCATGACTGATGGTGTATATGAATGTTTTCAGAGAATATTGAAAAATCGTTATATTATGGGTGATATTGAACCAGTGTGCTATGATGAAAAGGAAAAAGCATATGAAGGATTTGTGTTTCTGGCAACAAGAAGTAGAAAGACAATTGTTAGATCACATGTCGAAGAATACTTGCAAAATTGTATCAAGAGATTCAATAATGCAAATCCCGACAATCCTATACGAAAATTTGAACCACATATATGTCGGCATACATTTGCTACGAATATGCAGGGATTACCACCAAAAACACTACAGTATATTTTAGGACATGGGAACATAACTACCACTATGAATAACTATGTAAGTGTGAGACCGAGTGAGCAGCAACTTGTAGAGATTAACTCGCTCGCAAGCTTGATAAATGATAATTAG